GATCCGGCCCGATCCGACCCGATCCACAGCTGTGGCGCCGTCGGTTCAGTTTAGATTCTAAAAAAGTGCCCTAGTCGAATATCGCACTCGGTGGTATCTTGACTTGACTCCCGCCGCCGCGATGCCCGCCGACCCCCCACGTTATCGAAGGGAGCGACCGAGCAGACACCGACCGGATTTTTTCGACGCGAATACCACGGCCGAGAGCCCGATACAGAACGAACACATATCCCCCGTCGGCCGCAGTCAGTACGTCGTGCTGATCCTTCCAGAGACGAAAGCGCGGTTTAGAACTCGTGCGGTTCAACATCGTCGCTTTCACGTCGAACGCCCGACCGCCCGGCCCGCGTGCATCTACACGAACTCCCCGAAACTCACTGTGATCTAGATCTAGATCGTAGTGTCGAGCCGCCACCTCCTCAGCCAGCCGACCGTACCGCGCCGCCTTTCGTGAACGGTTCCGACTCATTCAGGAATCACGCCGACCACCCCAGTTTTGCTTGACTTTGACCCACGACCTCAGATTCAATTCTCGACGAAAATCGAATCTCAAAATCGCCAGTCGACCGACCCCGCCCCACCACAGGGAACCGCGAAACCGGCCCCACTGTAAATATAAATATGAGCCGGTGGGGGTGTGTGTAGTGGTGGCGGGCGGTGGCCCCCGCCGCCGTCATGCGGAACCACCATTCGGCCCGGCCACGAGGTTTCTGTACTCGCCACGCTTCCATTCACGAACCCGATTACCGACCCATGAATCCCCGAAGTCCACTAATTCGGCCGCCTCAGGATACGACGCGCCCGAATCATCATCCCACGGCTTGCAGGCTTTCATCACAGTCCTGATAGCTTCCTCTTTCCGAATGTCGTCGGCGTCGAGGCCGTCGCCGTCGTCCTCGTCGTCGTCCTCGTCACCCACCACGTCGAAGGATGAAGCCTCATGTTCTCCGTAGGTTTCTCGGGTGTCGGTGAGGCCCTGATACTCTCCTATCTTTTCGAGATCGTCTGCCCCGCCTTCCGACTCAAACAGAACCAGTTTTCCCTGATCGTTTCGACTCGGTTTCTGAATAATGAGAGTCGCCATCCGTCGAAGCGAAGCCGCGAGTCGCTTTTTGGTATGAGCCACACCCAGCACCGAGCCCCGCTTTGCATACCGGCCGTGTTTCTGCTGTTTCTTCCTCACCAGTGTGAGCGACCGAGCGAAGTCTTCGGCCTTCACGCTGTCCGATCCGCGTCCAGTTAGTTCCGTTGACAACTCATCCAACGCGCCGAGGGTCGGTCCTTCGACGGCCGCCATACTCTCGAACATTTGGCGATCCGTGAGTACGAGCCCATCCGATCCGTCCCAGTCGAGATTTGAGAACACCGAGCCGCCGGTTCGAGCCGCCCAGCCCCTCGTTATGTCGGCCATAAGCGCCGTCTTTCCGCTTCCCGGTGGCCCTACGATGAACGCAATACAGCCCTCATCCGACAGCCTGCGGCCTATCTCTGCCAGTGCGTCCCCAGCGTCCTTACTGTGCGACGTGAGCCCCACAGCGCCTTTCAGTTGCGATACGTTGCCCGCCCGGAATGCCGAGTCCATCGTACGAGTCGCCGCGTTCGTTATGATAATCTCGGCCATTCGAGTATCTAAGAAGTTCTCGCCGCCGTCCTGCCACAGCGAACAGTAGTAATTCAGTAGATCTAGCGTTTGTCTGTCGTCCACCAGTCCGGCGAAGCGATTGATATACTCGTTCGACTTGCCTTCGAGCGCGTTGTTCAGGTACTCCCGACTCTCTGCCGCCGCATAGACGTTGTGTGTATCTTTGCTACTCATATCTTAGTCGTCTGCTTCCGCGTTGTTCGCTCCTGTCGACTCTAACGGCTCCGTGTCGTCCAGTAGGTCGAAGCTCGCCCATCCATCGCCTTCGTCGCCTGCGCCTCTCTCGGCCGCTTCCTCGCCCTGCATATAGCCGGGTAGGAGTTCGTCGGGTAGCGACTCGTCCAGCACGTCGGTTACTCCCGCTGTGCTGTCGGTGGATGGGGCAAGGTGCGGCTCCAAGCTACGGGCCTGATCCTTCGCTCTTTCTCGGTCCAACTTTCGGATGATCGACGGCAAGCGCCGCCGGATGAATTGAGCCCGCTCCGCTTCCTTCTCGAATTCATCTCGGAGCTCGCCAATCTGATCCATCGCCTGACTAACGGTGTGGTGTCCTGCGAGCTCGGAACCGCTCGCCGTCTCCCGCCAGTTCGCTACGGCCGCGTTTCTGGAAGAGTCGTACGAACGTACCTCGTAAACTCGAAGTGCCGACGTGGACCACTCCAACAGCCGACCGTTGTGTACCTCCATGTCGCTAAACTGATCCTCTGAGAGTTCCCACACTTCGCCGCCCGCGTCGTCGTCGGCGTCGAAACAGACCAGAAATATCCCGTGTTCGTCGGGTAGCATATCGTAAATCCGACCGGCCGCTATCCATCCCGCCAGTGCGACCGATATACCCGCTAATACGGCCAGCCCCGTCCACTCCGGTAGGACCGGATATTGCGCCTCGGTCCCCTCAACAATCAGTATCGAACCGATTACGATTATCGTCAACAGTCGACCGTTCCGCTTCACCCAGTCAGTCAAAGTCATAGGATTTGCTCCGCTTCTTTCGTTTCATCATCTCGTTTACGGGCTACGTATCGGATCGCTCCAGCTCCCGATCCGACCGCCGAGAGAATAATTAGTAGTTGTGCCGACTGCCATTCGACTGGCGGCCGGTTCACCTGAGCCATTCCTGTGGACACGTACGCGCCCTCTCCGTTCGCGATAGATTTTCCCGTCGTGATGGATACCGCCGACTCTCCCGCCGACCGCGCGACCGGGATTGTTACCTCGTTCTCTCCGGGCAGGAGGCGTTCCCGCTTGATCGCAAACTTACCAGCGCCTTCGGGTCTCTGCGTGGATGACGAGAGAGTTACCCGCGTCACTTCCTCAACCTGAAATTTGATCCTGAACGCCTCGTCGGACCCGTACTCGAAGCCGGTGATTGTCACATCCTCGTCTAGCTGGATATTCAGGTCGGTGGCGGTCAAGTCAACCGACGCATCTTCCTGTACCTCCGGTATATCTGTCTGATTCTGTGCCTCCGTCTGAGCCGTCGCCACGCCGCCGAGTGCGGCCGCTGACAACAGCATGAGTGTAATAAAAATGTGTTTCATGGGGTTATCTGAACAGTGCTATCAGTAGCGCCGCGCCGCCGACTATCAGACCCTCGCGGGGGATCGCTCCGCCGCCGAGTCGGTCGAAGATCGTTCCGCCGCCGCCGTCGTTCTGCGATTCCTCGTATTTTGCGATCAGGTCTTGATTCTGCTGTTCGAGATCGTCCCACTCCTCCTGTGTGATGTAGTTGGCGTCAGTCTGTGGCTCGCTGCTCTCGAAGTTAGACGAATTGTATTCGTTGCCTTCGGAGTCGGTGAATCCCTTGATTTCAAAGGTCTGGTCCAGTTGGGTCGTTTCAAACTGCGTCTCTCCGCTTTCGCTGTAGAACTTGATTTGTTCGGCGTTGGTGATCGGGTTGTCCAGCTGGCCGGAGAGATCGACAGTCCATGTACCATCGCCGTTATCGGTGAAGTCCGAAGAAGTCACATCGGCAGTTTCGCCAGCCGCCGTTTGGACCGTGTAGACCGTTTCAGCGTAGGGTTCGGTGGTAAACGTGAGTAGCCCGCCATCTATGCCACTGTTGTAGTCCCCCCATGTGCCCTCGCCCCGAGAGATATCATACGTGATGTAGAACGAACCGGGATAGATAGGATCGCCCGTATCGGGATCGGTAGCGGTCGGATCGACAGTACCAACATCGAGTTGAGTGTCGCCAGTGTAGGCGAGTTGCCCGTAGATGGTTGCGTCGAGATCGGGGAGGTAGACCTCGGCCTCGCGTTCGAGATCGACCGGAATATTTAGCGCAATGAGGTCGGCGATGGCCTGCGAGGTGCCTTCCTCGCTCATCATAGCAGCGCGTTCGCGGGGCGTCACGAGATCACTGATCTCGATGTCGCCGGACTGAACATCGCCGTAGACGTTCGTTATCCACATCGATATGCCATCCGAGACGTTTTGATGAACGGTGGAAAGCTCGTCATGAATTCCATTCCACGAAGGCCCCTCTAAATATTTGACATTTCCGCCGTCGGGGTTGGAAACGACCAAATTGAAAG